ATCTCGATGCAATCAACTTGGTACTCGTGCGTTGTTGGCATCAAAGGTGATCCTAGGCATGCAAAAAGGAAGGCGAGCATCATGCTTAAATCCCGATCAGTAAACCCAACTCAAAATTTCGATCAAAACGTCATTTCGTTACCGAGCGGGATTCGTCTGCCGGCACTGCCGGCCCAACTGGAAACTCGGCCCAGTAGGTCACTTCAGAATCGATCGGTGCTCCGGTCGAAAAGATCCAAAACCCGTCCTCCATGTAACCAGGCCAAACAACATCTGGCGAATCTGGCACATACACCAAGACGACAATCCCCTCGTCTGGCGTGTCTCGTTTTGTCTCAATCCAGGTGATTGTCTCATTCATACCATCCCTACCCTTCTGTCCGTTTTGTCCACCTTTTGTCCCATTCAATTCAGGACAAAAGGTTTTGACTGAAAACCCTATAAAAAGACTGATAAAACACATATATAAAACCCATAAAAACACTTATGTCCTTATGTCCAGTCCTGGTAATACCTGTATGGATACGTAAGCCCTCTCGTGGGTATGCAGGGACAAAAGGACAAAAGGACAAAAGGTCGTCGGCCAATCAAATTATTGGCCTTTCGTAATAGACTTTTGGCCGGCCAGAAGTTTTGTCCCGAACTATCGTGAGTCCGAGCTCCGTGGCAGCAGCTTCAAAGTCGCCCGAGGTTATGTTCCTGAATGTCCTGAGAAGATCTCGTTTGCTGACTCGACCCGCCTCGGTGGCTCGCGTCAGTATTGTTTTGGCTCGCTCCAGATTCTTGTCGATCGTATTCTCGCGGATCAGTCCGCAAGCGATCCTGGCTAGCCAGTTTGCAAGTTTGATGCCCCAGTTGATGTCCTGAAGCTCGATCGCGACAAAGTCCCATTGGCACTCTGTCGGCGATACCTCTAGTCTAGCAGCTCGATGCACCAATGACAACTTCATTGATCGAGCAGCAACCCGAGCCCACACCGCAGCTCGCGATTCCGACTCCCTAGACATTCGATCATCGATCTCCAGACCGTGATTGTTCCATCGGTCCAGCGCGTCGACGCTCATTTTCATTACTTCTGGCACTGGGTACTGCGATCCCAAATTCCCGCCTGGTGCGAACTTGATCCAGCTTGCTACTTGATCAACCATCTCCTGCGACGGTGTTGAGATCTTTGCGTCCTTCTTTCGAGGTGGACGTTCCTGGACCGGCCAGAACGCAATCCGTCCAAAGAGTCCGTCCGCAACCTGTTCCATACTGATCGAATCAAACACCGTCGCACCGGCAGCCAGCCCCAGAAGGACTAGATGCGGTTGGTTGACTTTGTTCCTGACTCCATCCGAGTGAGCTGCACCGCCGTAGTTGCCGGCCGATTTCGAGTACAGCTTCAGCAAATGCGTTCCGATGTTCTTGATGTGCTGGTTGCCCTTCTTGTCCAACACCGCTTGCAGAATCTTTCCAAACTCGTCGCAGACCCAGACCCCGCATGGATTGAGCGATACTGCTTTCATCAGGCCGTTACCTGATTGGACATCTGGTGGCAATTGATGCGATCCGCTGGGATCCGCAGCGTCGAGGATCTTGGTGATGGTTGTTTCGCAGGCTTCTTTGCCGGATCCAGTCGTCGCCAAAATCAGGTTGTAATCGTTTGTCCGCATGTCCGTATGGCTCCGGATCCGCCGGCCAAAGATCGTCTCGCAGATCGACATTGCCACAGCGAGCCCCATGACGTGGCTCGGCCGGAACGCTGTCTCGATGTAAAAGTCGAACACCTGACGGATCAAACCGGACGGAGGAACCATCGCACCACAGAAATCCTCGTCGTTGTCGTTGTCCTCGTCCGCTTGCTCCTGAGCTGCAGAACCCCACTTCTGGTTTACTATTCCGCTGATGTTTACGTCGGAGTAAACCTGCACCGTATTCTGCTTGTCCTGGCGAGGTGTGCCCGACTTGCTGGCGGATCCAACTACCTGAACAATCTCGTCATCTGGAAGCGGTGACGGCAGCGAATCGTTCCACTTGGCAACGAGCTCCAGCACATCGCTGATCGCCAAACGCTCGCCATCGTCACCCAGGAGTGCGATCAAGTGTCCAGCCAACCTGAATGCTGCGTTGTTCCTGCCACCTTCTGCCGGCCGTTCGCAATGCTCGACGTACTGTTCAGCACGGTTCTTGAGATCGCTGTTGCGTGTTTGAAGCAACAGAGCCACATAGTCGACCGTCTTTTTTGCGTCTGCTTTAAGGTGTTTTTCGCAGATCCAATCGACCGCTTCCTGGCCGTCCCCGATTTTATCAAAGGACTTGATTTGCTCCCCAGTCACCGCGAACCATCGGTTTTTGTCGTAGCACTCGACGCCTACGTTGTGATTTGCACATCTGGCCCATTCTGGCTTGCGAGCTCGAGTCCAAAACTTGATTCCGGTTCCACTCGGAGATATTTCGGCGTAGGACACGCCAGCCATCTTGGCGATGATCTCAACCGCAATCTCGTTGTATTTCCCGTTTTCGTCGATGCAATCATCGATGTCGATGCCACACAGACCGTCGGAACCAGTAAACACAAATCCGATGCGTTCGAAATCCTGTACGTCTTCAAACGGCAGCTGCTGGCTCGAGTCAGTCCACCTGCAATTGGGTAACTTGTTTCCGCTCTCGAGTCTCCAGGTGATCCATTGAGGCCGAGACGTCAAATCCTTGGGTAACACCATTAGAATGGCACCTCATCATTCGATTGGTTTTCGTGCTCTTCCACCGTCAATCCGACTGGCAACTCGTCAATTTCTCGATCCAGTACCTTCCAGAATCGGCCTTCACGCCTGGCGGTCACCGTCCTGGGGATCGCGACCCATTGCCGATTAAATAGGTCGATCGCTTCGTCGATCCCTGATGGACATTCGACTGACGAATGGATCGACCACCAATCCTCGGCCTTGCGACGTGCAAACCCACCATGCTCAATGCAAACCCACTCGCTGAGCCCGAATGGCATGTTGGCTTCCTCGAGCGTGTAGGTGACTCTCAGGCTTGGAATCTTGCCATCCTTTTCATGCCTGCTGTAGGTCGCACCAGCAACCGTAAACGTCTCTGGCTCAGTCAGCGACAGGATCTCCGTTTCGGTGTCTGCCTTCTGATCGTGATTCGGTGCTCGCTCGAGAAACTCGAATCCGCATTCGCACAGGCGATCCTTCTTAGGAATAAACGATTCGCAGTTTGGACAAATCTTGTCCGTCTCTGCAGATCCTCCACCCTTGCGACTTCTCGGCCGGCCGTAGTCGATCGCGTCAATCGGTCCATGTCGCTCAATGTTGGAACCAAAATCGAGCACCAGGCAATCACTCTTTGATGGATGCGTTCTCAAACCTCGGCCGACGATCTGAGCAAACAACCCGGGTGATGCGGTCGCTCTCAAAATGCAGATCGCGTCAACGCACTGAGCGTCAAACCCAGTCGTCAAAACGTCGACATTGACCAGCCAGCGAATCTTCATTGCCCGAAAGTCGTTCAGGATCGCAGCTCTCTCGAGCGGCAGCGTGTCGCCCTCGACCATTGCGACCGTCTCACCCGTCATGGTTTCGATCGCATTAACCACGCTCAGAGCGTGTTTAACTGTCGTACAAAACACCATGATTGAATGCCGATCGGATGTCTTTGCAACCATTTCCTGGACTGCCTCGGTCACCTGAGCACCACCGAACAGCGTCTCGAGTTCCTTCGCCACAAACTCGCCATAGCGAACATGCAAACCCGACGTATCGAAAACCGTCTCGTTTGGTTTGTTCGTGACGGAGCATAGAAAGCCTTCCTCAATCAAACGCTTGACCGATGCCTCGTAGCAGATCTTGTGGAACACACCGTCCGGTCGGCACAGGGATCCCTCACCAGTCCGGAACGGTGTCGCTGTCAATCCGACGACTCGCACATCAGGGTTGATCGTTCGCATGTCCGATAAAAACGTCGAGTACATCCCTTCGCCATCGGTTGGAACCAAATGCACCTCGTCGATAATGACCAGGTGCCTTCGATCAAATTGACACGCCTTCGAGTAAACCGACTGAATACCACAAAGGACTACATCCATCTCCGTCGAGAAACGTCTCAACCCTGCCGAGTATTCGCCGATCGGAATATCCACCAACGACCGAACCTTTTCAGCGTTCTGCTGGATCAGTTCCTTGCGGTGCTGCAGGATCAGCACTCGACCGGAATAGTCCTTGACGGCTCGCCGCACGAGCTCGGCGATCACCAGACTCTTCCCGGATCCCGTCGGCAGACAGATCACCGGATTGCCGGCCTGGTTACATAGGAACTCGTAGGCCGCGTCGACCGCTTCTTTTTGATACCATCGCAGATCCATTGGCGTCCGTGCCTAAAAGGCACCTCCTTGAGTTTTTATTTACTTGCGGTAGCTGACAACTCACCGAACTTTCGCATCGCTTCAACATACTCAGGATGCTGCAACGCCGAATCTGACTCGCGGATTAGCTTTCGGCTTTCACCTAACACCATTGAATTGAATGCGGAAAACATCAAATTCATATATCGATTCGGCTCCATCTTGCGATCTGCCATAACCTGTTCGCGAAATACATTCGCAGGATGATTAGACAGTTCGTCTTGCTCTTTTGCCAAAACTTTCATAAACGTGTCGGCATCTTCCACAGAACGATGCGAAGCGATGTAGTAAAATGCAATCGTTACCGAAGGCGGGTAAACTTTTTTCAATGCGGTTGAATTGGCAACACGCGCGACGCACTTGAAAAACAAGTCCGGCATCTGCTGACAAATAGACAAACACGCTGCATCCGTAATCGAACTCGCTCCATCACATCGCAAAGACTTAAATCCGCAATACCGACGTAACGCACGAATGGAACCTGCCATTGCGGTCGTATTGCTGTATCCATGTTTCTTCAAATACAAAGACAAATTTCGCATTTTTCCTTTGTCTTGATTTGGATCGTCTATCAATTCCTTTGGGCAATTTCTCAACACAAATGTCCAAAATCCAACCCCAGATTGCACGCATGCAGTCAATCGAGTTTGGCCGTCAATCAGACGACCATCTTCTGCAAAAGCAATCGTGGCAGTTGTGATTGTAAACAGACCTTTTGCCATATCACTTTCATATCTCGATGTTGTCGAATCAGAACGATTTCGATAATTGCTGGTGTTTTTCTCCAGCATTTCTAACGCTGTATCCGGTGCAATAAATTCAAACGAAAACTGCACCCTCTTGCAGCGATCAAGCAAGTCAAGCTTCATCACATCCTCCTCCGGATCATTGATTGGTCTTTTGCAGCATATTAACGACAAATACGTGGTCTTCCGTTGCTATCCATTCTTCACTTGTAAAATATCGAGCATTTCCATTGGCGCAAACGTTGGCAAGATTGCTTGGTAACGTAAACACTACTCGCAACTTCTTTCCCGTGTTTCCGCTTGCAGAAAGCACGTTTCCGCAATGATTGTTTCTTTCTAACCCAATCAACTTATCCTGATGATCAAACTGTATTTGCACTCGATCGGCTTTTTTCCATCCCAATCTCTTCAGTGCTTTATCATTGAAATAAATGCAGATGCGTCCCTCCTTGTCCTTGCTAATCATCACTTCATGATTGCTTCCTGTTGAACTTCTGCTAGATCGTTTCGGTTTCCAAATTTCCCATACCATTTCAACACCCTCAAAACTCAAAAAACAAACAATCAAACAATCAACCTTCACTAATCGATCGGTCAGGATTCGAACCTGTTCATCCCTCATTGATCCGATCAACGCCATAACTTAGAGGCGAGCAAACCTAGTTCTGCCAAGGTGCCTTTGCCGGCCCAGCAGCAACATACTGAGCAGAGTTGTCGGCCGTCACCATCGATGGCGAACTGACCGGACCAGCGGATCGCGGCTTGTAGCCTTTGATCTCGTTTCGGAGTTCGTCATTCTCTCCACGCTTTTTTACGGCAACCGTAATCCGCATGGTCTTGTTGTGCAGCTCGGACGAATCGGCCGGTGTCATGACTCCCACAGCGCGACAGATCGCGGAGAGAGTTCCTTCGGCGATCTGAACTGTGGTCTTATTAGCGTTCTTCAGGTTCAAAAACTCAGTCAATGGCTTGTTCTTAAACTCACCGTTGACGATCTGAAACGTCAGCTTCAAGTAAGAACCGTTACCGTCCTTTGTCGCCATCATCTCTGAGGCGACAATGCACGCTTCATACTCGCCCGGCGGAAGCGGTTGATACGCCGCTCGTGGCTCAACTGTCCGTGCATCAAATCCTTGTAAATTTCCCATGTTGAAAAACCTCTCACAAATCAAAAACTAAAAAGGGGCATCGGCGACAAGTGCCTTCACTGCCACATCACTCTCTACGCTTCGCTTCTTGCTGGATCCGTCGACCACGACGCCAGCAATATTTCCAGCCGGCTTTGCCGTTGCTGGTTCTGTGTTCTTCGTACTGCCAGTAAACTTGACTGGCGGCATGTATGGCTTGAGAGCCTCATAGGTCGGCTGCAGCTCGTCCGGAAGACCCAAACGATTCTTTGCCTCGTAGGCGGCGGACTTGGTCGTGGCCATGTAGCGTTCCTTGCCACCGACGGCCACAGCTCGCTTCGCTCCAAATCCTTCATCCTTGGTCAGGGTGCTCGTCCTGTACCGCAGGAAAAACACCTCGTCCATCCATTCGGTGACACAACCACTCCCCTTGAGGTGCAGCGACGGCCGCCAGTAGTTGTACGAGTCACCTTCTGGATTCGTGAACTTCTCGATCGACTCATGGCAGGTAAACACGATGTGTCGTCCCTGTTGCCACAAATACCCAAAACCTTCAAACAAATGCTTCCATCGCAACTCTACGGATTGGTAACCCTTGCCAAATCCGATGTCATCGATTGTTTTCTTGCCGGCTTCCTTTGCCACATCATCAAAGATCAGCTTTTCCAGCCAGTCGATTGTGTCGACCACGATCGTCTCGTACTGGCTGTTGGCGAGCTCAATCAAGCAACCCGTAAACTCCGTGACTGACTTGATAACATCGCTCGAGTCAACATCGAGATCCCCGATGCCGTCCTCCAAATTTAGAAAGATCGGTCTTGGAAACGCAGCTGCGAGGCTCGACTTTCCAATCCCATTCTCACCGTAAATCAAAACACGCCTGGCTCGAGGAACTCTCCCCTTAGTAATCTTCATCTAACCCTCCAAAAACTAACCAACACACCACAACAAACCCATCACCGTCACAAAGACGACAACAACTAACAACACTTCAAACACCGGCCAATCGTCCCAATCTATTTCTCTTTCCATCATGAACTCCTCCAGAATCAGCGACGGGATTTGAACCCGCTACTCGGCATCGCCCCCTGCCGTATGTTTCCTGGATTACACCACGCTGATTTCCATTTCCGCTCTATCACAAAAATCTAATGAGCGGAAACCTTTTGTAGACATCCTTCTCGCATCGAACCGATCGCTCCTTATTCAATGCTCTTAACACCACCACCAACGCTGTCTCTGTTGCAGTAAGGTGAACTCTCGATGTCGCAATCGACTCCGCAAGCTCCATTGCTTCTTTCTCGCTCATCGCTTACCTCCAATCCCAAACAAAACCCGCACAAACTCACACAGTATTTGCCATCTGTTCTCACGATCGCGTCGATTCATCGCGGCGGCGATCACGTAGATCCGCTCAGGATGCAGACGAAACGCCTGCGTCTCTGTTACGAGCCAATACACCTGGTCGCACGTTTCGTGATTCCAAACCCAATACAGTCCGCAACGCATCCAC